TCAACTGATCCGCGGCGAGAGTCGAACCAGCGGGAGCCGTGGTCAGCGTCGTCGCGTCAGAGAAGATGATACCCGTCGCGGAGAGCGTCAGGCCGCCGGTCATCGTGCCGCCGGCGAGGTCGAGCTTCGCGGCAAGGAGGGTGTCGGTCGTGCTTTTAGAGTAGAGGTCGAGGGCCATGTTTTAGAAAATGTTGACGACCTCCCAGGCGCCGTTGCGGCGCATGTAGTAGTTGCCGTCGGAGGGGGCGTCGGTGATGTAGGAGCCGATGGGCTGGTAGGTCGAGGCCGCCGCCGAGGTGGTCAGATAGGCCGACATCCCCGACTGTGTCTGGTAGGTGCTGGCGGCGTTTGTCTGGGTCAGATAGGTCGAGGAGGCCGAGGCAATCGTCAGATAGGACGACATCCCCGCGACGGTCTGGTAGGTAGAAGCAGCCGAGGCCGTGGTCAGATAGCCGGAGATGGACGCACCCGAGGGGATGGTCACGGTCCCGGTGAACGTCGGGGAGGCCAGCGGCGCGTAGGTCGTCGCGGCGGTCGCCGTGGTCAGGTAGCCTTGGTTTTTGACGTAGGCCGTCGTGGCAATCTGGGTCGTGTTCGTAGCCGTCGCGGCGGTCGGAGCGGCGGGCGTCCCGGTGAACGTCGGGGAGGCCAGCGGCGCGTAGCCCGAGATGGAGGCCCCTGCGGGGATGGTGACGGTCCCGGTGAAGGTCGGGCTGGCGAGGTTCGCCTTGGTCGAGATGGCGGTGACGACGTAGGCCGTCGTGGCGATCTGCGTGGTGTTGGTGCCAGCGGTCGCCGTGGGGGCGGCAGGGACGCCGGTGAAGGTGGGGGACGCCAGCAGGGCGTAGTTGGCGGCGGTTTGGGTCGCCATCGTCCCGAGGCCGAGGTTGGTGCGGGCCGTCGATGCGGTCGCCGTGAGCTCGGAGAGGTTGTTGGCGGTCTTGAGGGCGTCGGCCCCCGCGTAGGGAGTCACCCAGGAGACGTCGAAGTCGGTCGCGCTGGCCTTCTGAAGGACTTGCCCGGTCGTGCCGCCGACAGGGAGGACGGCGGTGGTCGTCCCGCCGACGTTGACCGTCCAAGAGGCGTAGGTGCCCGACCCGGTGTGCTGCTGGACGTCGGCGACGAGAGCCCCGGTGGTCGAGTTGTAGGACGTGACCACCGCGTGCATGTGGTTCGTCGAGTTGTAGGCGATGACGATGTCCTGCTGGGTCGTGTAGGCGAGGCCGGTGCCGACGGTCAGGGTCTTGGCGCCATTGGAGACGGTCAGCGAGGTCGTCGAGGTCGTGAGATACTTGTCCCCGGTCTGGATCGTCGTCCAGGTCGTGTCGTAGGAGGTGTTGCTCGCCTTGACCAGCGCCTGACCGGCCGAGCCGCCCGAGGCGATGCCCTGACCAGCGGGGCCTGTGGGGCCAGCGGGCCCGGTCGAGCCGGTCTGCCCTGCGGGGATGCCGAAGTTGAAGATTGCGGCAGAGGAGGAGCCCGCGTTGGAGACGGTCGCCGAGGAGCCTGGGGAAAGGGTCGTGACGGACCCGACGGCGATGGTGGCGGCGGCGCCGTTGCTTCCGTTGGCCCCCGCGTCGCCCTTCTCACCTTGCGGGCCGGTCACTAGGCCGAAGTTGAGGACGGCGTTGGAGGTCGTGCCGCCGTTGGTGACGTAGGCCGAGGATCCGGTCGGAAGGGTGGTCGTCGACCCGATGCTGATCGTCGCGGCGGCGCCGTTGTTGCCGGTGGGGCCGACAGGGCCGGGGATGCCTTGGATGCCCTGCTGGCCTTGGAGTCCCGAGGGGATGCCGAAGGCGAGGATGGCTGCGGAGGTCGTGCCGACGTTGGCGACGGTGGCTGGGGTGCCAGGGGACAGGGTAGTCGTCGAGCCGACCGTGATGGTCGCCGCGTTGCCCGGGAGCCCTTGCGGGCCGGGAAGGCCGGTCGCCAGCGTGATCGTGGCGGGGGAAGGCGTCGAGGCCCCGATGGAGGCCGACTCTAGCATCTGGACGATGAGGGCCATCTAGGGGTCAGGAGTTGGGCGTGATGTTGGTGATGATGTCGTAGACGACCGTCTCGGTGTAAAAGACCGACCCGGTGCCGTAGGCAAAGCGGATGTCGAGGTAGGCCGTCCCCTTGTTCCATTGGGACGAGTCGCCCGGGTAGATGAAGGAGAAGGTCGTCGAGGAGGTCTTGGTGACGGTCAGGTCGTAGAGCTTCGCGCCCGCCGTCAGGATGGCAGCCGAGAGGGTGATGCCGTCAAGGTTGGCGGGGGCCGCAGGGGAGTCCTGCGTGTAGGTGCAGTTAGCCCCGAAGGTCGTCCCCCTCTTGAAAGTGATGACCGTGGTCGCCATAGGCAGACGCGGCAGTCAAAAAGCCCTAGGTCAGCCAAAAGCCTCCGTTTGGTCGGTCGTCTGATACTTCTCATAGCCGTCCCAATCGCCGTCCCAATCGTTGTTGGCGGCGTAGTTGAGAGGCCACCCGGCCCAAGGAGGGGTGTCGCTGACGTCGGGGTCGTATTCCAGATTTCCACCAAAGACGATGTTCTGCGGGATGGTGATGGTCCCGATGGCCTCCTGGGTCACGTCCCAAGCCTCGTTGTCGGCATTCCACTTGATGGTCGCCAGCGTGACGCGGCGGGCCTTGAGGTATGGGAATGGGATGGGCGAGCCGTAGAGGGAGGAGGCGTTGAAATTGATGGGCGGGTTCGGGAAGTCGTCGACGGTGATGGTGCGGCGCGTCCATCCTTGGTTCCAGACTTGAAGGTCAGAACCGATGCCGAAATTGGGCTGGGACTTGGTGTCGGCATCAGAACCGAGGGAAAAGACCGCCAACCAAGGAGAGAGGGAGAAGCCGGAGTTGTTGTTCTGGACTAGGTAGACGCCCCAATCGTCACTCCCTCCGTCTGCCGCGTTGGCGATGGCGACGAACCCTCCGTCGGAAGCCCAAGGGGAGGTCGGGGCCGATCCTGCGGTCAGGGAGTCCTGCGGGTAGACGGCGAAGCCCTTGACGTAGTATTGGACGAAGCCGTCGATGGTGAAGGTGTAGAAGGACGACCCGCCGAAACGCCCCATGCAGACGCCCTTGGCGACTTGGACGTTCCAGATGCCCTCCGACTTGCCGACGACCACCTTGAAGCCCTGCGGGGTGTTGTCGCCGCTGGTCAAGACCGACGAGATGAGCGACCCTCCAGGAGTGAACGAGACCGAGGCCGCGTCGCCGAGCGAGGGCATCGGCAGGGCCACTTGGACGGCCCCGGAGAGGGCGTTGAGCTGGGAGGCGTAGATGGGAGACCCAGCCTCAAATCGGGTGTTGAAGCGCGAGCCGCCGCCTTGGAAGCCGATGTCGTCCATCGTCAGAAGATGGGGTCGTTCATCTTGCCATAGATGTCGGAGTCCCAGCCAATCTCGCCGCCGATCATGATGTCATAAGTGACCTTGATGGCGCAGTAGTTGTCGGGCTTTCCGATAGGCTCGGGCGTGGCGTTGGTCAGAAGGCAGATTTGAGGGGACAGGGCGCCGATGGCGTCGTTGGGCGTGATGAGGGTGAACAGGTCGCCGGTGCCGTTGAGGGTTCGGCCCACGCCCTGGACCATCGCCGCCGAGCGGAAGCCGTTGGCGGGGTCGAAGAAGATTTGCCCGCGCACGCAGACCATCGGGCGAAGGAACTGACGGATGCCCGCCTTCTTGTTGGGTGAGCCCGCCGCGCTCTGGGCCACCCCGAAACCCCCGAAGGAGAATTGCTGGGCGCCGTTCGGCTGCGGAGGGGCCAACGTGAAGATGGCGTTGTTGAGCGGGGCGTCGGGAGTCCCGGCGAGGATATTCGACGAGATGCTCGGGTCCGTGACCTTGGTGAAATTGGGGTGGGTCTCGATGGGCTGGGCGGTCGTGTTCGCGGGGCCGGTGATCTGGGCGTCGGTGTGCCCGCTGGCGCGGTTGATGCCCATGTAGTCGACGGTGATGATGGAGACGTTGCCCACCTGTGACGTGATGGTCCCCTTGTAGGATTTCATCGTGAAGCCGAGGTCGTCGGGATGCTCGACTCCGTTGGAATACCACTCAAGGGCGTCGGCGATGTTGAGCGGGTCGGAGTCCAGGGCGAAGGAGAGTTGCGCTTGGACGAGTCCGTAGGCGTCAAAGGTGATGGTGCCTTTGGATTGACGGACGCCGGGGGAGGCGAGCTCGTTGCCGTAGTATTGGGGGTCCATCGTTGGTTATTTGGCGAGGTTGGTTGGGCCGGTGGTGGGCTGGACGACGTTGTCGGCCTTGTTGGCGAGCTTCTCGGTCGCGTCGGCGGTGCGGCGGGTGTTGTCCTCGATGCCCGAGGAGTAGAGGCCGGAGACGACCGAGGAGATGTCCCCGCCGCCGATCTGTTGGAGGGAGGAAGCCGCAAGGACAGGGGTCGCCTCGGAGACGAAGCGGGACTTGCCAAGTTGCTGCTTCTTCATGTTCTCCTCCTCAAGGGCCGCCAAGGACGCGAAGGAGGCGATGCGCCCAGAGGTCAGGCGGTTTTCCTCGCCGATGCCGGTGAGCGACCTGTTCTTGTAGTAGTCGGCGACATCCTGGGCGGTGATGCCCTTGGCGGCGGCGTTCTTGAGGATTGCGTCGGAGAACTTCTTGAACTCCTCCGAGCTCAAGGTGCTAGGGCTTCGGCCCTTCAATCCGACATCCTCACCGGCCTTGATGGCGATGTCTCGCATCTCCTCGTTTTGGGCGATGTCGCCGAGGGTCTTAAAGGACGCGCCTACCGTCTCGCGGTAGAACATCTTTTCTCCTCGCTCGATGAGGTCGTTGGCGCGGCGACCACGACGGACCGCCTCCTCGGAGTAGATCTGCATCAGGCGGATGCGCTCGCGGATGGCGTCGTTGCCCTGGCGTAGGATGTCAATCATCTGGGAGCCGGACTCCCCGAAGGCCGCTTGAGCCTTGGCGGCGGTGACGACCTCGTTGCCGTTTTTCTTGTAGCCCTCCCCGAGCTTGTAGACGATGTCGAGGGCCTTGATTTGCCCGGACGTGACCTCTTGCTGCGTGAAGCCCATTTGGCGCAGGGCCTCCTGCGAACCCTTGTTTCCGACGGCGGCTTGGGCGACGAGGCGGTTGGCGTTCTGGACGGCCTTCGCCATCTGATCCTGCGATAGGCCCGCGAGTTTGCCCATCTCGGCGAATTGCTGGAGCTCGGTCGAGGAGATGCCGAGGGATTTGGAGAGGATGTCGAGGTCAGCCATCTCGCGCAGTTGCTCGCGGCCCTTGGTGTAAAGGGTCGAGGTGATGTTCTGGAGGGAGAAGGCCGACGCGATGGAGGTCTTGAGCGACTTGGCGAAGTCGGAGACCCAGCCCTGCATCGCCGTCCCGGCCTTGGCGGCGGCATCGGAGGCCCCCTTGGAGAGGTCGGAGAAGTCGCCACCGAACTTTACTTTGACGTCGTCAGCCATGAGTTAGTTGGAGCGGGGGTTGGGTTCAGGATGAGCGGCGGCGGCCTTCTTGGCCTGTTCCTCGGCGAGGTAGCGTTGCATGGCGTCCCACTCGGTCTCGGAGACAATCTGGACGTCGGCGCCGTTCGCCTGGACGTGGGCGATGTGCAACCAGACGGCCTCGGACTCGGGCATCGTCCAAGCCTCCTCGGTCGTGCAGCCGTTGCGGATGAGGGAGGCGACCACGACCAATTCCCAAGGCGTCCCGCAGTCCTGCGAGGGTTTCTTGGCCTTTTCCCAGAAGCGGGGCCAAAGGGATTGGGCTTGGAAATAGACGATGAGCTTGGACGCCTCGGCGATGAGCAGGGAGCGGTTGCGGCGCAAGCGGGAGGCCCACCAAGCCTCGCGCCAAGTCGTCGGGCGACGGACCTCCTCGATGGTCCGCGAGGACAGGATGCGGACGGCGGCGATCAGGTCGGCCCCGGTGACGTCCTTGTCCTGCGTCAGGACAGGCGACCCGATGGCGGTGAGGGCCACGCGGTGACGGAGGCAGAAAGGCAAAAGACGAGTCCCGCACACCTCGATAGTGGGCGGGAGCATCGTCGCGACCTTTATCCAACGGTTTTCCACGTTGGGAAAAGACCCCTCTGGGGTTAGGCGATAACGACCTGCTGATACTTCGTGGCCTTGACCGTGAACTTGCGGAAGCCGGTGTTTTCGCCGGTGTTGGAGACGGTGTCCACGATGTATTTGACCGAGTCAAAGGTCACGGTGTAGCCCGCTTGGGGCTTGGTGCCACCCGGCTTGAGGACGCCCATGAAGGTCAGGGCGTTGTGAAGGTCGTCCTTGCGGACGGTGCAGACGCGGCCCAGCGCGTCCAAGACCTTGACGTCGACGCCGCACGAGTCGTCGATGCCGTCGCTCTGGATCGTGATGAAGTCCTGGGTGATGTCCAGGAGTCCGTAGACGTGGTCGGTGCCGTAGGTTTGGGGGAGGGCCATGACGCTTGGTTATGACGAGACGCGGCAGTCAAGACGCCGCAGGGTAGACCGCAAAGAGGGTGTAGGAGATGAGGTTGCCCCAGCGACGGTCGGCGACCCCCTCCTCATCGGAGGAGAACCAACCGTGGTAGAGTTGCCCCTGCGTCCAAGCGGCCTTGAGGCCCGGGAGGTCTTGCATGATGGCCTGAACGGCCTCGACGCGCTGGCGGTGTTCCGCAAGGGTCGAGTCGTCTGCGGAGGAATAGACGTAAATCTTGAAGGTGAGCTCAAAGTTGCCCGAGGGGAAGCCCCCTAGGTCGGCGGCAGGGCGGGCCGACTCCGCGTGCAGGATGATGATGGGGACCGAGCGGATCTCGTCGGTCTGGCCCGCGTGGAGTTGGACGCCGGGGAGGTCGGCGGCGAACTGCGAGAAGCGGGCGAGGACGGATTGCTCGGCGATGGAGCGGATGGCGAGGGCGGTGGTCATAAGGGGTTATTGGAAGCCGGTGCGGGTGCCGCCAATCTGGCCCGAGAAGGTAGCCTCCCAGAGGGTCTTGCCCTGCTTCTTGAGCTCGGCAGCCATGCGGACCCGCATCGCAAATGCCCGGTGGTTGAGGGCCAGACGGAGGTTGGACTCGTTGTTGAGTTTGTTGCCGATGAGGTTGCCGACCGTGACGGCGGGCATCTTGGGGGTGGCGGTCTTGTCGTCGGCGATGGCGTTGACGGAAGCCCCCGCGATCTGGGCCCAGCCCGGAAAGGTCTCCTTGGCGCCGATGCGGAGGGAGGCGAAATAGTAGGCCGACTTGAGGAAGCCGACCTGTTTCTGCTTCTCCCGGATGTATCGCTTGAGGTCGGACTCCTTCTCGATGATGGCAAAGGGCTCCTTGGATTTGCGGGCCGAGGGCTTGAGGCCGCCCCGACCGTTGTCCAGGCGCAGGGAGGTATGCATGGACTTCATCCTGCCCATGTCCCCGGCCCCGATGAACTCGGCCTTCTTGCCGTTGCCGTAGCGGGCCGCGAAGGGCTCCCAGCGCATCTTCTTGGTGGACTCGGTGCCGTTGCGGCGGTTCCAGAGCTTGAACACGGCAGGAGACCCTAGGGAGGCCACTTGCTCCTTGGTCGCCGTCTTGAGGGGTCGGAAGATGGTGTAGAGGGAGTCGTTGACGTTCTTGAGACCGACCTTCTTTGAGGCCCCGGTGGCGCCTTGGGAGGGGCTGGTGAAGGGTCGGGTGTATTTCACCATGTCCTTGCAGAACAGGCCCGCCTGTTCGCGGACGACCTCCCCCATCGACCGTCCCATCACTAGGGAGAAGTCGTGGAGGTGGGCGAGAAAGGCGGCGTCGTCGACCTCGACCCCCTTGGCGACCTTAATCGCCATAGGGTCAGGCGGGGCCCGCCTTGGTCTGGACGCGGACGATGACCCAAGCCGAGTTGGTCCTGGGGTTGATGGCGACGATGCGGAACGCCTTGCCGACGTATTCGATGAGGTTGCCGACGACCACGACGCCCGGGTGCAGCGCGATGTCGTCGACGTGGAACTTCACCTCGTAGGAGGCCGAGTCGAGGAAGCCGCCGGTCTCCATGTCCTGCTGGATCATGGGAGCCCCGAGGAGGACGTTGAAGGCCGTGGTCGGCCCGCTGGCGTGGCGAACCGTGACCGCCTTGGGGATTTCCCCGAGGATGGCTTTGGCGTCGGCCCGCCACTCGTCTTGGATGGTCCCCATGCGGAAACGCGGCAGTCAAAAAAAAGACCCCCATTTCTGGGGGCCTTTGACCGACCGCCTTTGGGGCGGTTTAGAGGTCGGAGATGACGACGCGGAGGGCGGCGTCGGGGTTGCCGACGGAGGCGCCGGTGATCCACGAGGCCGAGATGTTGGTCGTGCCCTTGGACCAATCATACCATTGACGGAGGGCGAAGGCGAACTTGGAGTCCTCGTCCTGGACGGTGATCTGCTCGCCACCGCCGGTCGTCGGAGCAGCCGGGACGCGGGTCACGATGACGTGGCCTTCGCGGCAGGACAGGATGCCGTTGAGGTGTTCGGTGTAGGTCGTGCCGGAGGCCGGGAAGCCGTTGTATTCGTAGATGTCGATGGAGTGCAGACGACCCACCTTGCCGTCACGGATGACGGAGGTGTCACCGATGGACAGATACTGCGCGACGGACGGGTCGGCGAGGAGCTGACCGAAGGCGTCGGGGGTGAGGAGCATCGAGCGACCCTCGAAAGGAAGGTTGGCCTTGGTCGCGGCCTGATTGGCGGCGGCGACGGCGACGCGGTTGAAGTTGGCCTTCGTGCCGGAGTAGGCGACGCCCGCGAAGTTGGCGGCGGTCGTCTTGCTGATGACGGAGTCGAACAGCGACTTCACCGTGGCGTTAGCCATCGGGGCGATGAACACGCGGCGAAGCATATCCAGCGAGATGGTGGCGACTTCGGTGTCGGTGAACGCGGCGCTGACGTAGTTGTGGTCGGCGAGCGTGATGGCGACGTCGGTCGCGGAGGCCGAGGAGGGCACGAAGCCGTTGGCCGGGTCATAGGTCGACGCGGTGAACTTGTTGGCGAAGCGGGTGTGGACCACCTGACCCTTTTCAGCGACGTAGGCGCCGAAGTCGGTCGTGACGATCTTGTTGAGGGGGGCGAGGACCGGGACGAGGGTGCGGAGGGTTTCCGACGCCACGAACTGCGGGGCCATGCCCTGGTTGAGAACGGAGTTGCTCATGTTAGGGAGTAATTAGGGATTGGGGGGTTGAAAGGGGTGATTACTTGATGCCGAGGTGCGCGATGATCGCGGGGCGGTTGGCGTTGTAGAACGCTTGCTTCTTGGCGGCGTCCTTGATGCCCATGAACTCCTCCCAGACCTCGGCGTTGGTCTTGGGGGCGGTGGCGGCGGCCTCGGCGGGGTTGATTTCGACCGGGGCGGCACCGACGGCGGCGACCATCTTTGCGGCGACCTTGCCGACGGACTCAATCTGGGCGACGGCCTGGGCCTTCTGGGCCTCGGAGGCCGCAAGGGCCTTGGTGAGCTCGTCGACCTTGGCGACCGCATCGAGGGAGGCGGCGGCGGCGGACTTCGCGGCGAGGAGCTCGTCGGCGAGGTTCGCCTTCTCGGCGATCAGGGTCTCGACCTTGGCGTTGAGACCGGCGATTTCCTTGGACATGGCCTCGGCCTCGGCAGACTTGCCGGAGAACTTCGCCGTGAGGGACTTGAGGGTTTCTTCGAGGGTCATGGTCGGTTAATGACGAGACGCGGCAGTCAAGCGATGCCCTTGGAGCGGTTCCGCTTGGTGCCCTTGCGGTCGTGCTTGTCGTCGGTGTCGATGGCGTCGTCGGAGTCGTCGCTTTCCTCCTCGGCCTTCTCCTTGCCTTCGTCGCCTTCGCCTTCCTTCTTTTCCTCCTCGTCGTCGTCGGCCTTGGGCTGGGCGGGAGCGCCTTCCTCGCCGTCCTCGTCCTTGGACTCGACGCCTTCTTCGTCCTCGTCATCCTCGGACTTGGCCTCCTCCTCGCCTTCCTCCTCGTCGTCATCTTCGCCCATGTCCTCGTCGGCCTTGGGGGCCTTGGAGGCGGCGTTGAACTTGAGGCCAGCGAGGGCGCGAGCGGAGGCGGTTTCCTCCTGCTTGGGCTGGGCGGCGGCGTTGGCGTCGTTTTCCTCGTCGGCCTCCATCTGGGCGGCGACCTCGGGGTCGAGTTTCTCCATCAGCTCGTCAAAGCCGTCGACCAAGCCGGTCACGAGACCCTTGGACGCGGCGACCTTGCCAGAGAACACTTGGCCCTCCATGTCGGCGTCCTGGACGAAGGAGCGGACGGCCTTCACGTCGTCCTTGAAATCGGTGTGGATTTCCACGGTCTGGTCGTGGAGCATCTTGCGCTGTGCGTCGGAAAGGGCGGTTCCGCTGATCCCGGCCCCTTTCAGGTCGCCGGACTTGATGACCTCCATCTTGTAGCCGTCCTTGCGGTAGGCTTCCGACTCGTCGAGATAGGCGATGTAGCAGCCGACCGAACCGACGGACGACGAGGGGGTCGCGATGAACTCGGACGCCTGGGAGGCAATCCAATAGGCCGCCGAACAGGCTTCCGACTCGGTGAAGGCGATGACGCGCTTGGGGCAGTTGCGGATGCGGCGGGCAAACTCGGGCACGCCGACCGACACGCCACCCGGGGAGTCGACGGAGAGGATGATGACCTTGACCGCATCGTCTCGGACCGCGTCCTCAAGCATCTCCTCGACCTCCTCCAGATCGCAGGAGCCGCAATAGGTCTCCATCTCGGGGAGGCCGCGACCGATGACCCCCTTCAAGGGAATGATGGCGTAGGGCGGGAACTTCTCGATGGTGCCCTTCGGGCCGAAGATGGCCTCAAGGACGTCGGTCATCTCGGAGACCTTGGCGCCAGCGGGGAGCTGGATTTCCGAAACGGCCTCAAGGTGCGAGATGGCGTCGGCGGCCTTGATGAGCATCGGGCGGTTGCACTTGATGTCCTTTTGAAGGGATTTCATTGGAGGGGGTAGGTGTTAAGGGTTTCCAGCGGAGGGGAAGGGGGTGAAGCCGGTGTCGGCCTTGGCGGCGGTGTCCCCAGCGGCGGCGGCGTTGATGGCCTCCGGCTGGACGTTGGTCGCCAGCGAGGCCACCATCGAGACAGGCACGTTGAACTCGGTCGCCGCGTCGATGATGAGGCGGGCGTCGGCTGCTCGGCGACGGATCTCGTCGCGGGCGTCCATCCCGAGCTCCGCGTAGTGGTCGGAGAGGGTCTTGAGGCCCATCTCGATGTCCTTCTGGTTGGCGGCGGCTTCACGGCCCGCGTCGGCGGTGATGCGGCGGGGCGTGACGTAGGCGGCCCGGGTGAAGTTGTCGTTGGGGGCCAATTCGCCCCGGGTAATCTTGACCCCGAGGACGAAAGCCCGGATTTGCTTGATGCAACGGTGGATGAGGACGTCCTGGCGGGCCGAGGCCGAGCGGTCCACCTTGCCCAGCGTCACCCGCATCCCCGCGCCGTTGGCCTTGGTCAGGTCGACGAACTCGTAGGGCAGGAAGCCCTGCGTCGAGTCGCGGTTGTTGTGTTCGATGAAGTTGGTGACGTTCGGAGACGGACGGCCCGACTCAATCATCTTGAGCTCCTCGCCCGGGGCCAGCGACAGGGTCTTGCCGCCGATGAACGTCCCGACCTGTTCGGGGTTGTCGTAGACGCCGTTGGGGTAGTCCTGCGGGCGCATCCCGAAGGCTTCAAAGTCGGCGGTGCTTCCGTCGAACTGCGGGTTTTCGCGGGTAATCGTGCGGACGATGTCCCCCTGCACCTTCATCGCGACCTTCTCAAGGGACAGGATTTCGAGGACGTCGATGAGGTTGTTGATGCTGTGCTGGATGGGGCTGTAAGCCCGGGCCCCGCTGATCTGCTCGGGGATGTGGACGTGCAGCATCGCCGAGGCAGGGATAAGGCGGGTCGTGCCGTCGGAGCGGATGACGTTGTAGCCGACCACGGCGCCGAACTTGTTGAACATCACCCCATCGGTCATCCCCTCGGGGAGGCGGGAGCCCGACTCGACCGACGTGCCGACGCGGTGGGACTCGATGAGTTGGATGAGCGGGGAGCCGTCGGGGGCGAAGGTCTTGAGGACGAAGATTTCGCCGTCGATGTCGATTTTCTTGCAGATGATCTGCAAGCACTCGGTGAAATTGTAGCGGCCCGTGATTTCGCAGGGGTTGCTCGCCCAATCGTCAAAGGCCCGGTCGGCGGCGGCGTCCCAGACGTGGTCGCCCGAGGTGGACTGCGGACGGATGCCGTTGCCGACGGAATACATCACCATGTCGGCGACCATCTGACGCACCAGACCCGAGTTGACCGAAAGCCAGCGCATCTTGCGCGTGAGCTCCTGGCGGTCGAACACCGTCATGGTCCGCTTGAAGTCGGCGGGCCAAGGCGTGTTCACCCATTGGCGCTTGTTGGAGAACTTGGCCCCCTCAAACTGCGAGAAGATGCCAGACCCGCCGCCACCGGCGGTCGCGTTGACCTTCAAGCCCTTGCGCTTGGCGTATGCCTTGACGTCTTTGACGGCCTGACGGACCGCCTTCTTGATGGTTTTCGCCATAAATCAGAGGCCCCGGAAATTCCAGAGGCCGTTGTAGACGCGGACGCGGTCGATGGCGCCGTATTTGTTCGGGTCTTTGACCTGGAGGGCGTAGCGGGCCTCGATGAGGACGGTCTGGACGTCCAAGGGGAACGCCTTGTTCACGGTCGTCCCGCTGTCGGAGTAGGACATCATCGTCTTTCCTTCCAACAGGAGCTCGCTCGCCTTGTCCGCGATCTGCTCGATGCGGTTCTGGGAGAGGATGAGGAAGCAGCCGGTGGCTCGGGCCATAGCGAGACGCGGCAGTCAAAAAAGGCCCGATTACCCAATCAGCCCTCCTCTGGCTCGCCAGCCGGGGCCTCCTTCGCCGCCTCCTCGTTGGCGATCATGGTCTCGGCCTTGCCGATGAGGCGCCACGCCATCGCCGGGAGCATCAGGATGACCTCGCAGTCCCAAAGGTGGTTCGGCTTGGAGTCGATTTGCTCCCAGATGGGCCGACCGCCCTCTCGGATGGTCCGCTTTTCGGACTGCATCTGCTTGAGATACTCGTCCAGGACGTCGTCGGGCCGGGTGTGCTTCCCCCGACGGATGAGCAGGGCGAGGGTGTCCTTGAGACGGAGGTTGGAGAAGTAGAAGCGCTTGCATCGACGCTGGCCCACCAATTCGACCACCGGCGTCGAGTAGGGTCGGAGCTCGGTCTTGTTGCCCTGCGGGGTGCGGACCTTCCAAGGGAACTCGTTTCGCTGGTCCCCTCGCGTCGCCACCCAGCCGTTGGCGGCACAGGCCGCCAGCACCTCGTCCTGATTGTCGCCCGAGTCGACAAACACGTTGGCCTGATGGACCCCCGCTTTCTTGTGGATGTCGGCGACCTCGCCCCACGCGAAGCAATAGCCGAAGGAGTGAAGCCGAGACCGCCCCGCGCCGTCAAAGGAGCGGATGACCCACCAGAAGCCGCGACGCTGGACGTCGACTCCCATGAAGCGCAAGGGGACGAACTCGGGATGGGCCCGCTCCTCGGCGGTGAGGTCTTTGCCCGCCTTGGGCTTCCCCGCGACGAACCCTCCCTCCTCGGCCCAGACCTCCCCGGTCTTGTAGCCGCCGGTCGACGCCTCGATCTGCACCTCGTCGGCCTCCTCCTGATAGGTCTGGGCGAGGCGTTGCATGATGAAGTCCCGCCGCTTTGAGTTGTCCCCGGTGTCGTCGTAGAAGGTCTTGGCGTCGATGCACTCCTCCGCGAGCTCGCCCCACGACAGGCCCCGCTCCTGGGCCAGCAGGGAGTCCCAATTGTAGCCGACGCGGGACGACTCCGCTTGCGGGAGGTAGAAGCCGTCCTTGTTCATCTCCATGCGGGTGTCGATGGCGTCGGGGAGGTGGACCTTGCATTTGGCGCATTGGTAGGTCGTCCCGGCCTTGACCGCCCGCTTGTTCCAGCCGTTCGGGGTGCGGGCCTCCTTGGGAAAGATGACTTGCTCCCAGCGATAGGGCTGGGACTCCCCGCACGCAGGGCATCGGAACTGCCAGACCGACTTGGTGCTGTCCCCATACCACGCGGCCCACTCCGATCCAGCCAAGCCCCCTTGCGAGACGAGCAGCACCTTGGACCGCCACTTGTTCGCCGTCACTCGCCGCGTCGCCCGACCGATGCTCCCAGATTGCCATCGCCACACTTCGTCCCCTAGGACGTATCGGATGGAGCGACCGTGAAGGTTGTTGTCGTTGTCCCCGCCCAGCACCCAACAGGTGTTCGACTTGAAGGAGATGGGGCCGTTCTTGGGGATGCCCTCGGAGGTCAATTCGCCCCGGGTCGGCTCGACCGCGTTCCAGAGCTTGCGGAGGCGGCTTTCGCGGTAGTCGTTGGCGTTCTTGTCGGTGTCCTGGAGGATGAGGGTCGGCCCCGGGTCGATGACCGGGATGATGCAGGAGGCGGCCTCGATGAGCAGGGACTTACCCAATTGGACCGCCGCTTGGACGGCGATCTCCTTGACCTCGGGGTCGAAGATGGCTTGCAGGGGCTCCCGCAGCCAAGGGGCCGAGGCGATGGTGAAGGCGGGCGTCCCGACCGCGTAGGGGATGCGCTTGATGTAATGCTCGCAGAAGGAGACCGGCTCCCGGTAGGGGTTCGGGGCCAGCGTGGACCGCAAGCGGGCGTCGAAGGCCGTCTCCTCGCTCATTCGGGCCGCTCGAGTTCGGGGGTGTCGTCATCCCCCATCGCGTCGATGGAAGGAGCCGACGTCCTGATGGGCTGGACCATCTCCTCGACCGTCTTGCCGGTCCCTTGGGCCCACTTGGTCATCAGGGCGTTGAGGTGCTTGTCGAGTATCTTGAGCGCAAGGCCCGGGTTGTTGGGGTTCAACTGCGAGGCGATCTGCACAGGGAGGCCGGTGAGGTCGGCCTTGATTTCGCCCAGGACGCGGTTGAAGCGGTCGAGGGCCGAGGAGGTCTTGATGAGGTCTTTCGACTCGATGCGGCGGGCCAGCGCCTCCCGCTCGATGACCACGAGGGTCTTGAGGATGTTCTGGTAGGTCTGGTAGTATTTGGCGGCGTCCCCTGCGGACTGCGTCCTGCCCGCCTCGATGTAGGTCTGGCGAGCGGTTTCCTTGAGCTCGCGGTGGCGGGCCACCGTCTGCTCGAAATCGTCGTCGGGGTTGACCGTCGCCGGGTCGATGACGACAGGGCTCGTCTGCGCGACGCCAGCGGCCCGACCGCGTTGGCCTCGGAGCAGTCGCTGTTGCCTCCAGGCGTCGGCATTCTCCAGCGAGTCAATCGGCATTCCCTCGCGGATCAGAGCGGCGGCTCGTGCAGCCGAAAATCCAAAGTGGTTGGCAATCTCCTGATTGGTGAGCGGGGATTTTTCGCCGTCCCGACGCGAATTTCTGCGGGGCTTGGTCATTTTGCGTTATTTCGCACGATTTTCACGGGGTCGCGCCA